AATTTTTGTCCACAACTGTTGCCCACCGCCATGCCATGATTCAGTAGCCGCAACTGGCTCACCTAACGTGTTTGCCAACGATTTACCTAGATGTAGGGTAGGTGATCTAGTAGCGTGCGGTTCAACCATGGTTCAGGGTAGCCCTAACGTATTTATAAACGATTAAAATGGCAAGTTCAGACCCAACATCCCTCGTAGTCTTTTCGGACATTAACCCCGATGTAGGGGAAAGTAGCCCCTATGAGATAGTTTACAACGAGACTTCTATTCAGAAGTCTATTCTAACCATATTGGGTACTCGGAAGTATACCCGACCGTTTCGACGAGACTTTGGATCATATTTGCAGGATATATTGTTTGATCCTATGGATGACTTCACGGGCGAGCGTATAAAGACAGAGATTATAAAAGCTATCTCTACGTGGGAACCCAGGGTTACCCTAACTAAGTCTGTTGTTCTTCCAGATTACGATAACCAGTTGTACTACGTTCAGCTCGAGTTTATTATTCCCAGGTTGAACAATAAGTCAGTATCTCTCTCATTTAACTTATCCGCACAGCGGGGGTAAGACGTGGCATCTCCCTTAACGTTATCTCAAGCTAAGCCGGATTTTGAAAGCTTAGTTCTTCAGCTTCAGCTGTACCTCTCAGCCAAAGGCACGTGGTCCGATCTGTTGACCTCTTCAACTGGGGAAACTTTGTTGGAGATGATGGCAGCCGTAGGGGCCTTTAATCAGTTTGCTATCGAAAGCGCTGCCCGAGAAGGGTTCTTGAATACCGCTGTTCGTGATAGTTCTATCTATGCTATAGCGGACATGCTAGGCGTTCGCATTAGCCGTAAGTTACCTGCAGGGGTAACCGTTGAACTAACTCGAAGTAGCACTGCTAGCATTCTTACTATCCCTCGATTTTCTTCTTTTACTATTGATGGGGTTCCATTCTTCAATAGGGATACGGTAGTTTTCAATGCCGGTAGCGCCGTCTCCCTGCCGGCAACCTTGTACGAAGGTACGATTAAGCGTCAGACGATAGCTGCGGATGCCACCACTTTCCGGAAGATCTATCTCAATGAGCCAAACTTTGTTGTTTCTGACATCGACTTAGATGTTTACCTGGTTAATGCTTCTACTGGAGAACGTTCTCTGTGGTCCCCTATAACGGATGGTATTTGGATCGCTGGTCCATTTGACACGGTGTATTACGACAGCACCTCAGGGGATGGGGATACTGTTCTAGCATTTGGTGATGGGAATCACGGGAAGCTCCCAACTGTAGGCTATAACCTAGAAATAAACTACGCTGTTACTTCAGGCGCTCGAGGCAATAACGGTCAATCCGGGCTTAAAGTTGAGTACCCAGCTGACTCAACTATTGTAGGTACTACTACAAGCGTTATTGCTGGCGGCGCTGACCAAAAAGCTAGCTCGTACTATGCTGCTTTAGCCCCTTATATCTATAGGGCGCGCAGACGTGCCGTGAACCCTGCGGACTACAAAGCGATAGCAACCGAGTACCCGAGTGTCGCCTCCGTAACTGTAAAAGCTCAAAAAGATATAGCGCCTGGTGATCTACGCTGGATGAACGTGATCCGTCTTTGCGTACTACCGAAGGAAACTGACGTATATACCTCACAAGAATGGGCCGACTTTCTCGACTGGATGGAAGATAAGAAACATGCGGCCGTCCATATTCAGACCTACGATCCTACAAAGGTCGTTGTTGATGTGCATGTTATACTCGCTCTAACACAATCCAGTACACCTGCAGATATAGTCCCCGTGGTGGAAGTAGCCTTGGCAAACCTATTTGCTAAAACAACTACAACCCTGGGCCGAAGAATTGCCCTATCAGATATAACTGATGTGTGCAAGGTCCAAGGTGTTGACTACGTTGATATAGTAACACCTGTTGCGGACCAAGTGGCTCCGGATGACTATACGTATTTTGCTCTGGGTACCCTTACGGTAAGTACTCGCTATACTGAACGGGCATCAATCTAATGTCAGACAACGTTCTTTCTAATCCTACAGCTAGTACGTCAGATCTCCTAGTAGAGATACTGAAGAATAACCAGGTATGGGATGACCTGTCCAAGGCGTTTGACGCCGTGATGTCGCTTAACATCGACAGCTTGATCTTCCAGCTGGAACGGTTGCGGTTTATAACGCAAGATGCCGATCAGGATTTACTAAAGGCTACTGCACGCCTGTTAGGCTTTGATGCCTCTCAAGATGTGCTAGATCTGAATTCTGATAGCCTGACTCGACTTGTATCTCAGCTTCCTCTATATCCAGATCAAAATAGTACTAAATACTTCTCGAACTTCATTGATGTCCTGCTTAACTCTTCTATCAATGTAATTTATTTATACACTAAGGACTACGTGAATTTCCAGGCAGCTCCTGGCGGTGCACTGATTACAGAAAATGGTTCATGGTTTAAGACAACTCACATAGATCTTACCATAGCCTTGCTCAACTTAACCGGATTGCTTTTGCAGCCAGGTCAGACTCTATTAAGTCGAGCCAAAGAATTATTCTATTCGTATGCACCCATCCCTCTAGTCATTGAGCGCATAAATTTTGCCATTATTGTGGATGACTGGCCTGGAGGTTCGGCATTCGGGTTAGCTTCAAAAATAGTTGGTGGAAACGCCTACACTGTCTTAGAATAAGGGTCAATTATGTCAATAGTAGTTACGGACCAGGGATTGCAGGCTATTCGGAATGCGGATGCCGGCGGATTTTTGATCGATCTGACGGACTTCAAACTCACTGAAGAGACGAATTTTACCCCCAATGTCTTGGATAACACTTTAGCGGGTAATCCTATCTATACGGGGAAGATTAGCAATATCGAGGCTCTAGGGTCGAGTTCGATCAAGCTAACACTTAGTTTACCCAAGAATTTCCCCACATCAGGGTCCGTATTTATAAGTGAGGTAGGTATTTATCTGGTTAGTGGGGAATTATTTGCTCACGGTAAGTTATCGTCTCCTTTTGAAAAGACCTCGGAGTTTGGCTTTGACATCTACGTCATCGTGTCTGCAGCACGGCTAGGCGATGTTATCAATGTAACCGATGCTCGGTCATGCTCCATCGCTGCCACGCCTCACGTGCGCACCCTGCTATCTCCGCAAGAGTCCCTTCAGAACGCTGTTAGCGTTTTAGATGAGGGCACCGACTATAGGGGTAACCCTACCGGATCATTGGCCGTAAAATTCGGCAGTGGGTCTATTCACTGGTCGTTTATTGGTTACCACCGGGTATTTTCGGGTAGCCCAGGTAGTGTAACCAATTCAGGCTCCTTCAACCTAGACATTGAGACGCAAGCTGGCTTTTGGCTAAACGATAATGAGATAGTAATAGTTCAGGTAATTTCTGGACCCGGGGCGGGCGAATCCAGGAAAGTTAGGTACAACAAAATTTCCAGCTTCACAGTTCTGGAAAAGAACTTTTCGAGCTTGTCCAGTCAGAGCGTAGTGTCTATCTGGCGTAAGGACTACGAGGTGTTACCGTCGAGGGATCCGAGCATCCCCGATCACTTCATGCTCATGAAAGGTACCAATACGTGGGGTGAGCAGGTAACCCTTGCTCCTGCCGGGGCTTTGTTACCTTACAGGTTTAGTGTCCGGGGGAACGGAACAGACTTTTTAGACATACCGGTGTCTACAATCTCTCACCTTGACACCTTAGTTACTCCTGAGTCTTTAACAGTTCATAGGAACGGGAAGGTCGTTAGCCCCTCTCAGTACGCCCTTCTCTATAATGCGCAAGGGCGCCCATACAAGATCCAGTTTGCGAGCGCAACCTTGCTAACTGAAACGTATGACATCTTAATTTTCTCCTACGACGCCACATCTACCGGAGCCTCTGTTTATCTATACGAAGCTGTCTATTCGGCTAACGCAGAGACTACGTTTGCGCTGCCTATAATACCGGATACAGTCGAGGGTGGCCTATTAGCCTACCTTGATGGAGAGTTAGTAACTAACTATACTATAGTTGGAGCTTCAGCAGTTTTCAGTTCTCCGGTAGTAGGTGAACTTGCCTTAGTTCCGTTCGCTAGCTATAAAGAGCTAGGAATCTCTGCTCGGCTCCACCGCGTTACGGTTACAGCAACCAGCGGTCAGTTAAGTGTGGGTAGCGGCACTACGATAAGCCAGAAAAAAGATACCTTGGTATATGTCAATGGAAAGTATGTAAAGAAGGATCTGTATAAGATCCAGAATAATACGGATATACTATTTAATGAGCCTTTAGCTTCTGGTGACCTGGTTGACATAACGGTCTTCTACTCCGACATAGTCACTCCTATAAGCACGACTGTCTCGGGTCGTGATACTGGGCCTGTATGGGCAGACCCTGCTGGAGCATATAGCCCGCCTAACGCTATTTCTGTTAAACACTTTAGCGGCCTTACTGACGGAAGTACCCCAAGATTTGAGATCGATAAGGTTCTGGACAAGGACCACGTATGGATATTTGTTCAAGGTGAGTTTCAATACCCGAGTGAATTCTCTCTTTTTCAGTTCTCCGACCACTCAGTAGTGAGCCTCAATGAGGCCCTCGATGCTGGGCTAGAGGTAGATGTATTTGGGTTTTATGAGTCTCCGAGTTCGGGCGAGCACGTCCGCGGTGTTGTAACCCGGTTCACAACAGCTTCCTATACCCTTTACTCTTTTCCACCGCCACTCGGGCTCTTGGACGACAGTTGGATCGTATTTCAAGATGGTGTATATCAACACCGTAGCCAATACACATACAATGCCGCAACTGGTGCTCTGACTTTTACGAGCGTAGAAGCAGGGCATCTGATTGAGTTCTTCTGTCTGGCCAGTACCCCAACAGCTGGGTATAGGACAGACATAGGTTCGTACATATCGGCCTTAGATTCCTCGTCGGCGCGTAACCAATTTAAGTACGTGCCTGAGTCAGTAGAGAGCTCGATGGTATTCATTGGCTCAGTTTATCAAAATAAAGATCGGTATAGTCTGCAAACTTCTTTCCAGGGCCGCCCTGTTGGTTACGCGCAGTTCGACCCTGCCCCGTCTTCTTATATGGATGGCACGGAAGTATGTACTATAGCTATTCGGAGCGCACTACCTGAGACACGCCTAGTCCTTCGAGATGAGTTTCAAGCATGCTGTGATTCTGTATGGAGTGCCATATCTAGTATGAGCAGTGCGGGCAGCTCCGGTGGGTCCGGATCCGGTACAGGCGGATCCAGCTCTACCCAGACATTCCGGTTTGCTGCAGCTGCAGGACAAGTTGCATTTGATACTCACACTGTTCTTTCTAGCAACGTGTCCGTATCTGTACGAGGCGTTGAATTAGCCCCCGATGACTATTCCGTAGCCGGCTCTGTAGTTACTATACTAGGTATGTCTTTACCTTCAGGGACCCCGGTAGTAGTTCGAGACTTCGGGCTGCCAGGTTCAGGTGGAGGTACTTCTGGAGCCTCCACTTCAACTATTACATATCGTTTTACGGCCTCTCAAGGGCAGACTGCCTACGATACTTTGGCTACCTTGTCTAACAACCTCTCTGTTACGGTTCGAGGTACAGAGCTGGCCCTTAGCGACTTTTCCGTTTCTGGATCTGTAGTGACTCTGTCAGGGCAGGTCAACGTACCGGCGGGTGTAGAGGTTGTGGTTCGAGACTTTGGAGCCGTTGTTTCAGGCACGTCTACTCAGTCTTCTTATGTGTTACCCGTTGCTACCTCTGTTACTTTAGGCGGTATCAAAGTAGGGCCTGGCTTGTCCATCGATAACCTGGGTATTCTTACAACTACTGGTCTGGGGGTTGGACAAGCTTGGCAGGACGTAACTAGCTCTAGGTCATTGAACACTAGCTACAAGAATACTTCGGGTAAGGTTATGGCTATCATTATACGGCTCGAAGCAGTTGGCTCATCAGCTAGCGTTTTAGTGTCACCGGACAACGTAGGCTGGGTCACGTTAGATGTACTCAGGTCGGATAATACCCTAACTACCATACTTCCGAGTGGTCACTACATACAGGTCGTACCTACCCCAGGTAATGCTATTCCGTCCATCCTCCGATGGCTCGAACTTAAGTAATGCAAGGAATGAGGAACATGAAAGGCTACATTGATTCTAACGGAAACTACTACGAGGCTGATCCTCACGAGACTTCTGACACTGAGGTTCCCCTAAGGCCTGGCCCCACTTACGACTGGACGGGTGATACTTGGGTGATAAACCCCGAACGCAAGGCCCTCGAAGATGAGGCCAAAGCACGAGCTGACCGCGAAAGGTATAAAGAGTTAAGGGCTGCAGAATACCCAAGTATCTATGAATATTTGGACGGCATAGTAAAGGGTGACGACGAGCAGATCAAGGCTTATCTCGATGCGTGCCGGGCCGTCAAAGCCAAATTTCCCAAGCCTGAAGGTGTGGTGTAACCATGTCTAAGAATCTAAACCTAGTCCATTTTAAGTTAGCCGAGATGGACGATGTTCAGACCTCAGGTATCACTGCAGGTCAAACTTTGATCTGGAACGGCCAAGCCTTTGCCCCAGGTAACCCTTCTCCCTCGGGGAAGACCATAGTTAGCATAACTTTTGTGCGGTCAATATGTATAACGTGCTCGCAATACGATGTGTATAGCATGCACTTTTCGGATGCCACTAGTTTAGACGTACTTGTACCCAACAACGGTTGGAGTTATTGCTGTCAATAAGGCCAGTTACCTATGAAAAAATATGCTAAGATAAGCCCCGAGTTAGACGGATTAGTTATTTGGGTTTTTACTCCACAAGATGTTCCCCAATGGGATGAGAACCTGGGGGCTGATTCGAACTATCCTATAGTTGAAATACCCGAAGATCTTCATGATAAGGTCTGTGCCAGGTCATGGGCCTATCTTGGAGGTGCCTTTTCGGAAATAACGCCGGATCCCGATGCGGAACTCAAAGATAAAATTCGAGCCGTGAGAAACCGACGAAATGACCTTCTCTCTAGGTCTGACTGGACTCAAATGCCAGACGTTCAGATCAATCCTAATCTACGTCAGCAGTGGGCTACTTATAGGCAGGCTCTTAGGGATATTCCCTCTCAGCCGGGATTCCCTCACACGGTTGTGTGGCCCCAGGCTCCTGCCACTAACTAATTCACGGAGATTCAAATGCTGTATCTTATTGACCCGGCCGGGAATTACTATGAGGCTGAGCACAACGTAACTGGGGCTACTGAAATTCCGGTCCAGCGCCCGGGCCCGGAGTATGACTGGACGGGAGAAAACTGGGTCATTAATGAGGAGCGCCGTAAGTCCCTTGTGTTATCTCAGCTCGAAGAGAGTCGAAAATCTAAGGCTTCGCAGCTCCAAATGGCCTACACGATTGCCTGCTCATTGTCGGTAATTTTCACTACTGAGAAGGGGGTAACCTCTATATTTCAGGCAGGTAAATCAAGCGTTGCGGCACTAAATAACGCGCTACTGGGTTGGCAATTTTCTGAGAAATTGCCCGATGACTATTTTTGGGTTGATGAAGATAACACTCCAGTACCTTTTACGTATTCCGACCTAAAAGGTCTGGCTGCAACTATTGCAGAGCAGAACTGGGCAGCATTTCAGCACCTGCAAAGTCTAAAGGCTGAGCTCAAGCAGGCAACTAGCTTGGATCAAATAAACTCTATTACTTGGTAACTGGGGGTAGGTATGTCAAACGTAAGAGACCTAGTTGGGTACAAACTGAGAGATCTGGACGATGTAAATACGTCAGGGCTCTCAGCAGGTCAGGTTTTAGCTTGGAATGGGTCTATGTTTGTTCCTGCCGCTAACGGAGGATCTGGACCCACCGGGAACCTAAACATGACCGATTGGACTAACGTTACCTCTACTTACACCGTACCGTATACGGTGTACCAGAATACCTCTAACTCAATTTTGCTACTTCAGGCTATAGCCATGGGGTACTCAAACGATGTGGGATATAGCTGGGTTATTGTATCAATAACGATAGGTAAACAAAATCCGCCGAATGCTCTAACCATTGCTGCTGACTCTAGGGCGACCTCTCCATTTCCTTGTCTAGCTATTATACCACCTAACTGGTTCTATACAATATTCATATCAGGTTCTTCGTCCGGGGGTGGTAATTTTATGTACCAGATCTGGAAGTCGTACCTAGCTACCAGCTAATGATTCTGGGCCGACCAATCATCTTAAAACTTTAAGGAGTAGGTTATGACTACAAAAGTTCCTCTGTCTATGTTGAAGAACAAGGTTGTCTCTAATATAGCGGCAGCGGGCGCGGGTTTATCCATAACATATAGTGATGGTACAACCGGGTCTATTGCATCGGTAGGTGGATCCCCCGGAAGTACTGGTACTGCTTCGATTTTTAGCTCTAAAGTGACTAGTGGGATGAAGGCAGGTGACATTGCCGTAGTTGGTGGTGTCATATTCATGTATGATGGATCTGCTTGGAAACAAGTATTCCCGGCTGTCTACTCTTAAGCTAGGTGCTTTATGCCTATACTTCAGATAACTCGCACTACGAGCGGAATGTCCATAGCAGGCGGTATTCAAGGGTTTTACTCCCAACTAAGCGCTCTGCTGCAGGCTATGCAGCCTGGCAATCCCGTTCGAGCTAGTGACATAAATGCTCTCAAAAACTTGATTGCCGCGTGGGACGCTCATACGCACACAGTAACTGATTTAGTGGGCAAAGACACCTTTGGCAATCTTACTACCTACACCGTAGATGGTACGACCGTTACCGTTACATCTGCCCCGGTCAAGGGGGCAACTGCCCCGAATCTTACTGTGGCTCCTGGTCAAGCTATATCTTACACTAACCATAATGTGTTGCAGGAAGCCATAGAGTATTTCAGGTCAGGTCACACCCATTCTATAACTGATACTACTTCTTGAGGCTCAAATGACTACAAGTGCTGAAAAAGATTTATCAAGTGTCGCGTCGACCAAGAACGCTGTGCCCAGCGAGGCCGCTAATCAGCCTGTTGACGATGCCACGTACCAGCAGATGCTGGCAATATTACAAGAGCTTACAGATCACACTCACGTATTCTATGACGACTATACCACTGCTTGTGACTGTAATTGCAACTGTGACTGCACTAGGGGCATTATATGAAGCGCCTTTTCTTAGCGAAGGTGGGTGAGTATCGTCCGAATTTGTTTTCGGACATAGCTCACTTTGTTAACCACTCTGGTAGTGACAATTTTCCGGAAGTGTTGCGTTTTGTGAAGCGTAGCGATTTTACGTTTCGCCTCTATAGGTCTAACTCCTCGTCTGCTAGAGAACCTCTAGCGTTAGTCACCTACTCCTATGATCCTCTTAAGGATGGGGTAAACCCCGATAAGTATTTCCCCATTGAGATCAAGACAATAGTTGAAGCCCTGGATTCCTACGAGTTCGTGTTGGTAGGTCGAGTTATCGCCTCGGGCAGCATTGGAGAAAATGCTATCTTATCGAGCTTACAATACCTAACTCGAGATAAATTAGGTAGACTAATAGACCTTAAGACAGGGCAAGTAGTTATAAAAGAGAAAAGCGAAGAGGGCTACTCTGCGGCTACTGTTCTTTCCATGTTTGGGGTTATTAAGTTAGGGCCCTTACCTATCTACTATCTAGTGCTGGACAGTGGTACAACCTCTTTGGTAGATTTTATCGAATACACTGATCTCGATAACGATACCATAGTATTTCCTCTTCAAGATTACGATGGTACTGTGGCCCAGCACCTTATGCACGTTGCAACATCTGAAAACGTGACACGAGTAGGCACTCACTCATTGTTCGTAAAAGGTAGTACGGCAACCCTTACGTTCTTCACAGACTTTTGGGCCAACTTCTTTTCGTATAATGATCTGCAGCAGTTACCTCAGGCCACTATTAGCGGATCGTGTGAGCACATAGTAGACGGTCGTACGATCCACCTTAAGGTCAATAAACCTATCTCTACTCTAAGAATAGAGTTCAACCTGGGTCGGTTTTTTGACCTAGTTATAGGAGATGAAAAGCCTGTAGTGGAGTTCTTGATATACGCGGAATGAACTAGCTAGGCTGATCTTACTAAAGGACTATCATGCACTTGATCGTAAAAGACGGTAATTACAGGGCAAATCTGTTCTCGGACCTAGCCTACTTTATGTCAGAGGGTGACGTGGAGTTGTTTGGACGTACCGATTATAGCCTCCGCCTCGTTCAGTTCGACAATGGCTTATTTATTGCACATCCCGGTGCTACTGAGTTTACGCCGTCTGGGCTGGTGCACCAGGTTGATCTGCAACTAATAAAAGATGCCCTTGCTACCCGCGATTTTGTCCTCGTAGGAGGCTATAAGGAAGGTACGACCTTATTTACTAACTCCATTTTAGGCAACATAAAGTACCTAACGCGTGGTCTTACTGACCCAACACGGGTAATCGATCTACTTACTCAGGAGTATGTGGACCTAAAAGGGCCGGTGTCCGCGTTGATGTTTGTGACTCAACTCAAAGGGTTAGATTCCTACATTGCTTATCTGGACCCACTGTTCTTGAAAACAGGTAGCTTATTCAAGCCATCTTCCGACTTTACTATCCAAGAGATATACGAGCGCCCGGGTTATATCTTAGATACCGTGGTGAAGCCTATTGTTAGAGGTGGCCACTTAGTACATGACGTGGTCCTGGCGACGTCTGAGGTTACGGTAGATATATTACCTGACTATAAAGATGACGTTGTTGAAGCATTCATTAGGTCAAACTGTCATGTAGAGTCTAATCTTCCTGTACAGGTCATAGGCAGAACCTTTAGTATTAGTTCACGGTCTACTGGATATTTTAAGTTAACTTGTGACTTTGGGTTAGTTAGCAAGCTCAAGTCAGAGAAGTGCAACCTAGATTTGGTGGTTCGTAACATCGGGGGAGCATTTCTGTGAAAACGTACCGCAAACCACGATACTTATTTTTCAATAGCAACTAGGGAAGATCCAAGATGACCGATTTAGTAGCCGCACACAGGCCTACCTTTGAAGGCACTACCACTACTGTAACCTTCGTGAACCGGATGAGGCTCAAATCGGGGGAACGGGATGTTAAGTTCCAACGTGTTAGACCGTCAGATACAGAGCAGCTGCAATCTCTGGCAAAATCTACTGAACTGTTCAAACATCTTCAGCAGATTAACGTTCTTCTGACTAACGCTTGTAATCTTAGCTGTTCGTATTGCTACGAACAGCATAGGAAAGACTACGGACGATTTGATAAGTCGTCCTTGAAAAAGTTGTATGACTTCTTGGTTGGATGCAATAACGTTAAGTCCAAAACACTCACCTTCTTTGGAGGTGAGCCTATGGCTCAGAAGGATCTGATCTTGGAATTTTTTGAATACTACAAGGAGGATCTTAAGAGAAATCATCCCAACGTTTCGACAAGTATGATTACCAATGGTCTTCTCCTGACCCCAGAGTTTATAGACCAATACTTTTCCTACCCCTGGGTTAAGCTGGTTGTAAGTTTGGACACCGACAAGGCAGAATTGGACCACCGAGAGTTAACCCAAGAGCAAATTGACCGGATAATAAGCAACCTAGAGCGCATTCCCCAAGAATTCAAAGATAAGAAAGCGGTGTGCATACGCTGTACTATTTCCAGGGAAACTGCACCGTACTTAAAAGAGTTTGTCACCCGTCTATACGGATTAGGCATACGGTCTTTCGTTATCCACCCCTTGACGTTGAGCCTAAAATCCGGGTACATAGAATGGGATGAGTCCGAATGGGTTAAGATGCTCTTGGACATGCAAGAGCTTGTGTCTCTTCCAAATATCCTGATTCAGTTTAGTGAAGGTGTGGGTGTTCGTAAGCACTCCAACTGCATGGTTGGATCCGACATGATAGCAGTTGATGCTTCTGGAGACTATGGGGGCTGCTATTTCTTCATCAACCAGAAAGAAGCTCTTGGCAGCACGATACTGGGTAACTTATTTAGCGATGAAGTATTCATAGATCGGTACCGAGAATTTTCTGCTCAATACGATAAGCTATTCGAGTCCGAAGAATGTAAGTCCTGCGACCTTAACAATTTATGTTATCAATGCCCGGCAGGTACCCTGGTTGCAGCAGGTCAGATGTTTAGGCCAGATGGCATGTGCAAAAAAGTAGTACGCCTATTCAACTTGCTTCAAGAAACTGTAACTAAGCATAACTTTTTTGCCAAGTTGCACCGTATAAAAGAATCGGTATCAAAAGAAGGACCTCGTGTAATCTCTCGCGCACTTTTACACCTGTTTCATGTTCACTACACGGGTGAGAAGTTAGACCCGAATAGGATTTCTCTGCTGGACCTCCCTTCCTACAGAAAAATTCTAGAAGTGTTCCACCAAGACCCAAACCGAGAGTATAAGGGTCCGGAAGTTTTAGCGGATTTAGCGCAGTCGATCGAGACCGAGAGCCCCGCGTATGTGCTTAAACGTACCTATGAGTACCTTGTAAGTTCATCTAACAAGCCGGTCTTTGCGTCAACTTCTTTGAATACCTCTGGCCTTGAAGTAGAGCTATTTTACTTAACGCTTCTTCATTTCTTTATACTGAATACTAAAGGTAAGAAACTAGAGTCTGCTGCTGAGGCCATGACAGTATATGAATAGTCATTGCACTGACCTCAGTATTTACTTAGGCCATGCGTGTAACTTTAACTGCAGCTACTGTGACCGGGGGTATATACGGAATAGCATAGGCGGGCAAGGGCTCAGTATGGGCGATGTAGACTCCTTGTGCTCGCTTGTTCTAACTTTGGCTCGTGAAGGCTCTCTCCCTCCTATGCTATCATTTCACGGTGGAGAGCCTTTTTACTACGTAAGGTTTATGCGGTTTATCTTGAGCCGTGTTAAGCACGTACTTAAGGATACTTTGATCTTCATACAGACCAATGGGTCTCTTATATCCAAAAACGAAAACTTTTTCCGAGAATTCTCCGATCTCGATCTAACGGTAAGTATCAGTTATGATTTTGCCTTTCAAGGTGAGAATAGGACAGCCTTTGATCTAATTGAGGCCCTGGAAGTTCTAAAAGCCCACAAGGTAAGGGCTCAGTTGCAGTATGTTATTCCCCTGGACAACCCTCGATGCATGAGTTTAGACGTAGTTAGAGAGATCTTAGGGTATACTACGGAGAGCGGTCTGGTAAGTAAGATCAACCTAATTCCCTTAAGGCATATTCGAGGGAAAGACAAATTTCAGTTAGTCCTAGATGAAGTCGATATAAATAGCATGTTCTTCGCCATGCTTAAATTTGTAGAAGTCTTATATGTTCTAGGTGTCAAGGTAACTATTGACGGGCATGGGTTTGGTATTCAAAAGGACTATTTTAATAACCACAAGCAGATAATCTTATCACCCGATGGAAAGGTCTACCCTGAATATGATTTCCTGGAATACAGGATGGAGCATGCCAGTATAGGCTCTTGGAACTCCTTAGGTATAGTTGCACATGAGGTAGACGAAAGCCAACTTGTTCTACCTGTGTGTAGAGAATGCTCTCAGCGGAGAGTATGCGGACTGAAGTACTTATTTAAGGCGTTTGGTCGAACCCCTCGGCCTAACAAATGTCAAGAGTTCTATAAACGGTTAACTATGGTTACGCACCACGTACAGAAGTTGAATGAGAAGAAGTCCCTAGTTCACTGGATGAGTGAGATATGAATAAGCACATTCGTTTAACAGGGATACCTAACTTTGACGATGTAGTAAACCTCAAGCAGTACTTCGTCATGTTTGATAGCCTTAAGAACATAGAGAATGACCTCGCATTTTCCGTACTTACTAAGTATCATTGCAGGGCTAAATGCGATGTGTGCTACATTAAGTCTCTCTGGAGTCGATCCTACTTTGATCCGACAAAGTCCATTTCCTTTAGCACTTTGTTTGATTTCCTCTCCTACTTTGAGACAGTTTGCGCTCACGATGACCTATTCTTTTTGAAGGCATCGCATCCCTATCTATATCGCACGGTTTTCGTGGAACAAGGGCAGATCTTTTCTTCGAGCTCGATGACAGACCGAGCTTTTGTCCAGCAATGGAAGTTACTTTTAACCGAGCTGAACTTCAAGGACATAGATGAAGTGTCATTTTCAGAGGAATTCTTGTCTACTCATAATTGGCGCCTTGCCAAGTGGGTAATGCCACGGCTACGTGAGTTGGCACGCAAGTACAGAATTCGTAAGATCAAAATGATCTTTAGTCAACCCAAGCCTCAGCGTGAGAGCTTGAAATTTCTTCGAGAGCTTGAGGACCTTGGCCTGTCTGTTATTGTCCACGATGACATACGATTTAGCAGGAATATCCGGCATAATGAGCGTAACACTATCACCACTAAATTTGACTACGAGGGTTACTCCTATCCCTTGCTCACCGAATGCTGTTACTTTCAACAGTCACAACTGTTCAACTCTTTACCGGACGCTACTTTAGGTGAGTATCCAATCTTTACGCTTGGACATACCTTTGATCCGGCTGAATTTATTTTGGCTGCTCTAAATTCAAAGAAGGCCTCATACTCTCGGTATGCCCAAGCACTTTCGGGGAAGGTCTCTAATAAGTATACAGACTACTATAACTACATTGCCAATGAGCTGCGCGTAAATCCCAATTTTAACTTCATACCTTCGATCTTACTTAATCCTGAATCGCGGTTTTATAAGCGAATGTCTGGTCCGAGGCAGCCGCCTGATAGGGTATGGTTGGACACAAAAGCGGGTCTTGTGTTAAAATCTGCGCTTGAATCAAAAGCACCTCTAGTGAGCCCGATAGACTTACCTAAGTCAAAACAGAAGCTAGAATATTTCCGAATAAAGTGTAAAAGAGGTGGCGTCAATGCTAGTCCCATTTAGAACTAACTCAGGTGTACACTTCTACTTTGATAGCCAAGCCCTGGTGCTCTATAAAGGGGATGGGGTAAGCCCATTATTTGACTCTACCGTATCCATAGACCCGGAGTTAGAGAAACGCTTTAACAGCGTAACCAAGTCAAACCGCCCCGAAACGCTTAGGATAAGTTTAGGCCAAGCCTGCAATTACAGTTGCAGCTATTGCAGCCAGAAGGATCTAGGTGACCCTAGCGAACGAAAGCCCCGGTTAGCCTCCATGACTTTTGTGGACAACCTTCAGCGTAATCTCGACCTATCTGACGTAAAGAAAATTGAGTTATGGGGAGGTGAGACACTTCTTTATTGGAATGATATAGTAAACATAATTGATAACTTAGATCGTCCTGGCCTTTCTTGGTACATCCCTACCAATGGAACTCCTCTCATGCCTAAGCATGTAGAGTATTTGTCAAATCTTAAGGGGAGGGTTGGGATAGGTATCTCTCACGATGGTCCGGGTCATACATCTTTACGGGGAGCAGAATTTCTGCATAAGAAGGTCGAGGTTTTAAGGGCAATTCAAGCTACGGATAATAAAGTCCAGTTTAGCTTCAATCCTGTAATATCTTCGACTAACTACGACTTGCTTAGCATAAATCAGTTCTTTGTAAGGTTCTTACAGGATAATAGCTTAGATCCTGTATCCATGAATTTTGAGTTGTGTAGAGCCTACGGTGATCAAGGCAGCCATTCTAATGTTATCCAAGGCGATGGGCTAAGGTTGTACCGGGATGCGCTTCGCCTATTCTTAGATTCACATATTGAACAATTTAGGTCTAAGGGGTATATCAGGGATGGGGATCTCCTCGTAACCAACCTGTTTCATACGGGAATAGGTGTTGTACCCCTAGCTAAGTCTTTCAAATACGCTGGCACTTCTCCTGCTAGAACTAACTGTGGGGTAGATGACTCAAAACTCCTCAGCCTAGATCTAGACGGTTCAGTCAAAGTATGCCAGAATACAGACTCGCGCTACATAAAAGGAAACATAAGTTCTATCCAAGATGTAGCCATGACTGGAGTTACCTATAGGGTAAGCACAACGTGTGCTAACTGTCACGTAGTTAGGCTGTGCAAAGGAAGTTGCCCCATTGATACCGAAGATGTTAACTTTATTACCAACCATAATGTAGAACTGGTACACTACGATGAGATTCTGTTAGCTGCTTTTCGCCTAGTGTTCGAGCAGCCTGTATTTAGGCAATAATTTACGTCAAACTTAGTGGATAGATCTCATGGCCATGACGTTAGTAGAATTTGCTTCGTATATTGAATCTATAGCAAATATACGAAATCTTGATGATTTGAACCCCATAGAGGTACGTTTGGGTAACCCTATAACGGGCGATACTTTTATCGTCATAGCTAGTGTCAGGGAGCCCAAGTCCGTACTTATCCCTATAAATGGTATTTGGGTCTGTTGTGATGCCCGAAGCTCTAACTACAGGAAAGTCTATAAACTAATTTCATTTTCCCCTAGCCCGGGTTTCAATGCCACGTGGGAAGAGCAAACTAGTCCAACGGACATGTTCGAGTCCGTTCAATTTTATCAGCTGCCCAATGGTGAGTTAGGCCCATCTGGACCTCCTGGCCCTCCAGGTCCACCCGGTCCCCAAGGCCCTAAGGGTGACCAAGGGCCAACTGGCTTGCAAGGTCCGCCAGGAACTACAGGTCCTGCTGGACCAACCGGTCCTCAAGGTCCAAGAGGTTTAGTTGGCCCCACTGGGCCGGCAGGGCCTATGGGTCCCCCTGGCCCCCAGGGGCCGGCTGGAGCAGATAGCACTGTACCTGGTCCTGAAGGTCCCCCGGGTCCTCCAGGTCCTAAAGGCGACCCTGGAATTCAAGGTCCAAAAGGAGATCCGGGTGTTGCCGGTCCTGTAGGGCCGGTTGGTCCTCCTGGTCCACAAGGACCTCAAGGAATCCAAGGTCCCCCAGGTCCTCAAGGTGACCCGGCGCAAATGTGGGTTACAGTTCCCTTGAACCAGCCCGCTAACCTGAGTCTATTTACGGCAAACCGCATCTACGGTTTTGACTGCTACCAGTCTCCTGACATGCCTATTGGTCTTTCCGGTGACTATAGGTACTACTCGGGCATTCATGTCTCATGGGGAGCTTCTGATGGTGCGCCTATACGAGGGTTTCAGCTAGTCACTAACTGGGATGGGGAGTCAGGCCCTGCCCAGGGTACATTTGTTCGGATAAAAGACGATACGCAGAGCAACTGGGGTACTTGGACCCGGTTGGCCTATGCCAGCGAAATTCCCGATGTATCTAGTTTCGCTACTCAATCTTATGTTCAGTCCCAGATTGATGCTCGTAGTGGTATTCAAGACGTTGTGTCTAGAACGAGTATGTATACTGCAGGTGTGGACTACAAGAATCTGTCTGATAAAACTCTCGTATTCATGGTCACGGGTAGCACAGCAGGTATCTATACTACCTTCCATATTGGGCCGACTTCACCTGCGTCAATGTTAGCCGGCGCTATTGGAGAAGGATCAGCCTCTGCGTCCGGTGGCTCTATGATGGTGATAGTACCTAAAGACTGGTATTTCCGATTGGATGGTGACTACACTGCTTGGCTCGAGGCTGAACTCAACTAAAGAATTTCGTAATTTATTTAGAGAAATATAGGAGGCAAGATCTATGATGCTTAAGCAACAGTTAGCCGCATTTTGGGAAGAATACCGCGGTCCTTTCCACTCTTTGAATGATTCTATCCGGATCTTGACAATGGTGGCTCTGGCAACAGTGCTATTTTGGCCCGACACTACCATGTTTAAGATAGTCCAGTATGCGCTAGGTATTCAAGTTACTTTGAGCTTGATCTCTCACCTTACGAGGAAGCTCCTCTTTCCTCGAGTAGACCTAGATGCACTCTTTACCAAAGCCAAAGAAGAGCCTTTAAGTGCCTCTCTGGCTTTATTCTCCATAGCTATAGTTTTGGCCGTATTGATACTAGTATCGGCCCGTATGTTCGGAGCAGCACCTCAATGAAGGCTTGGTTATGCGCACTTGCTTTGGTATTCGGCCCGGCCTGGGCTGCTCAGCCCCCCATACCGCAACGTGCCTTGGAGTTAATGCCTACTGTAGTTGAATCTATAGACAAGTATTGGCCAGACCTCCCCCTTCGTTCGTACATACCTGCTCAAATAGAACAGGAGACTTGTATTAGCTTAAAGCACCCTAAATGCTGGTCTAGTAAGGCCGAGCTTAGAACGAGCCGCGAGTATGGGTTTGGTTTAGGACAGTTCACCGTCGCGTATAATACAGATGGCTCAATTCGGTTTAATGCCTGGGAAGAAGTAAAACGCCTGCATCCCGATCTTGAAAAGTGGCAGTGGGAGGATCGTCTTAATCCTATACTAACTATACGAGCCATAACGATAAAAAACAGTGTGACGTGGCGCCGGTCACTTTTCCCCACGTCAGACCCACTTAATCGACTAGCTTTTGTGGCCTCTGAATACAACGGGGGATCTACTAAGAGGGACCGGATTTTATGCGAGTCCACAAAAGGGTGCGATGCTACTCGTTGGTTTCATGAAGGTAACAAACTTGCTGTTGAGGACGTAAGCACTAGGTCTAAAGTAGCTTTACCTGGATATGGTAAGTCGTTCTTTGAGATCAATCGTGAGTATGTCCGCAATGTTCTTCTTATCCGTAACAAGAAGTACGTTCCTTTCACGGGTTGACTATGCCTACACCGTTACTTAGATCTTACCACGAACAATTTGGCATTCCTCTAGCAGAACTGGAGAAGATGTGGGCTGCAGCAAAGGCTATTGCAGCCCGGTCCATGGCTAAAACGTCTAAGGGATATTATGGTCTAGTTGTTACTATTCTAAAAAACATGCTAGGCTTAAAGACTAAGAAAAAGATATCCAAGTCTTCAACTCAACGGATTCAGATTTCGTTGTCTCGACTCACACCAAAGGCAAAGTCTTCTAGGTCAGGCAAGCTCAAGTTGTCCAAGGCAACTCTAAAGAAGTCACCCACCTCTACTAAGACAGGGCAGCCTAAAAAATCAAAACGGGCTGACCTGCCAGAGTGGTGGATGAAGAAGACACCTCAGGGTCAACGTAACTATCTAAAGGCACACCCCAATAGTTCTTTGGCGCCCACGCTAAGGGAGAACCTCAAGCCATTGAGCCCCGGGGGTGAGAAAAAGAACGGAAAGTCTCCTGCTAAACCGGAAGTAAACCAACTCAAAACGCAGAAAATTCTTGACACCAGGACTGAGAAAGAAGTTCGGGAAGATAAAGCCGAAGCGGATCGTATTAAAGAAGTGGCCGCGGCTAATGCGGATTTACCTCCAAAGAATCCTACCTCTAAGCAGCGCTCTATTTTTCGGAATTTATTTAGCGCTGGGAGTAAAGCCCTCAAGAGTGTCTACCATGCAGTTCGTGACTTCACCCAAGGTGCAATAGAGGGAGCGAATGAAGCTCTTAGGGAATACGCTAACCCCGAGAACCCTGAAGAGAACCCGGATGATCTTCAAGAGAAGCATAATAAAGCCGTAAAGATTATGGGAGTAATAGCAACAGCTGCTATTGTTGCTGGCATTGGTGCGGGTATTTTTATGCTAGCTCCGGGACTTGGTCCTTCGATTGCTGAAGCATACTTGACTCGACGTTATGGTGGAAGTGAAATTGAAAGTGAAAGTTCTACCAAAAACGACGGGGAGCCTTCTACAGTAGAAGAGTTTGCTAAGGACTTCGCCGATTGGCTAAGTCATCAGGATATTGAAAAGCTAGTGAAAGATATAGAAGGAACAGATGAATGAGCAAATACTATACTGTTCAAGACCTAGATACCTTTGCCCGGTCAGTGCTTGATCTTGCAAAATATCTGGG